TACTCTTAGCGTTGAAATCAAATTTATTATTTTTCTTTTTCATTAATGTGTTTCACTCCAATTATTTCCTATTTTATATTCTCCCGTTAAAGGTAATCTTAAATTGAAATGTTTACCAGTACGCTTAATAGATTCTACGGCTAACTTTCCTATCTCTTCTGCTGTATCTTCAGGACACTCTACTTGGATTTCATCGTGCACCCAAACAACCTGTTGAACATCAGAATATTCTTTAACAGCTTTGTTAAACTCAACTAACCACTGCTTACAAACTATAGCTCCTGCACTTTGTAAAAGTGAATTGAGTGCGGCGTGAACTGAACGAATTTTAATTTGTCTTTTATCAAGACCTATTAAATATCCTCTTTCAGCCGCTTGTTGTACTTGCTTTAATAACTTACTCAAAGCAGGAAGATTATTTAAAAATCTTTCTCGTATCTTCTTTGCTTCTTTTGTACTCTTACCTGTTACTAAGGCAATCTTTTTTACACCACCACCATAAAGGAAGCAGTAGTAAAATCTTTTTGCAAGGTCTCTTGAATCTAACCCTGCTAATTCTTTTGTTTCAGTATGTATATCACCATTTAAAACTACTTTAGAATATTCTCCTTCATCAAACTTAGACATAAAGTGTGCTAATAATCTGACTTCTAATCCTGATATATCTATACCAACTAATTTTTTTCCACTAGGTACAGTGAATAAACTTCTACATTCTTTTCCATAAGGAACTGTAACACTTGGAACTTGTCCTAAGTTAGGGTTTGTATGACTAGCACGAGCTGTTACTGTTGAATTAGTATTACAAGTGCCGTGTATTCTACCACTTATTTCATTCTTCAACCAAGCCTGAGCACCAGTTGCTAATTGTCCTATCCTTTTATCTAATAAAAAGTGTTCACATAAAACTTTTGCTTCAGGATATGGAAGACTAGCTAAAACTGTTTCATCTAATTTTGGTTTACCATCATTAGTATACTCTTCAGGTTTCCAATTATGTCTTTCAATTAATCTATCTGCTATGTGATGTCTTGAACTCGGATTAAAAGTAACAGTCTTTTCTTTATAAAAAGTTTCACCTTTAACATAACCTCTAGTTTTGTTATTAACTTTAGGAATAAATGGTGTACGCTCTAGTTTTGGTGGAAACAATTTTTGTAATTGTTCTTCCAACTCTAAACGTCTCGCATTTAATTTAGAATACAATTTAACTGCTTCATCTGTATTAAACATAAAACCATAACGCTCTTGTTTAAAGATTAAAGTTGCTACTTCGTGTTCTAACTCCATCGCCTGACAAGAATAACCTTTACGTTCCATAGCTTTATATAAACTATCAGTTACTTCAACATCTTGAATACAATAGTCCAACATCGCAGGACTGTATTCTTTCCAGTCAGTATCAAAGACTTCCTTGTAGTTACCCACCCTATACCCCCACGCTTTCAAGCTGTGTCGTCCTATACAATTAGTAGGGAAGTCTTTTCTTTTAAAATCTCGCTCCTTTACATCAGGGTAAAGTAAACGAGTTGCTACTATTGTATCAAAAACCTTTCCTTTAGGTTTAAAGTCGTAAAACTTTTCTAGGACGGGTATGTCAAATTTAATAATGTTATGTCCAATAATTAAATCCGCTTGTTCTAATTTTTTTATAGCGTCTTCATTTTTTAATTTTAGTATTTCATTAGTATCAATATTTTTTAATACTATACAATGTACTTTAGTGCATTGATTTAAAAAACCATCTGTCTCTATATCAAAACAATATTTCATTTTTTAAATTTACCTTTCATTAAATCTTCTATTTCTTGTGTGTGTACTGATTTGTCATATTCTCTATCTAACTTTTCTGTCTTCAAATCTTCTTTTAATTTATTATTTTCTGTTTCAAGTTTTTGTCGCTTTTGTTTTTCATCTCTCCACATTTCTAATAATTTTTGATAGTCTGACATATTATATCCTCTTCATACTTTTAATAACACTGCGAGGATAGATATTTCTATCACCAAATTCTATCTCTCCATTTTCTGTAAAATAACTTGCAAAAGAATAAACATAATCAGGTGTCTTATTAAATATCCAACACTCAGTATGCACATCAGCACAAGTCATCTTACTAAATTCATTTTCAGTTGCTAAAGTTGAATCACCAACAATATCTTCCCAAATAATTTTATATTTGTAATATCTTTTTCCGCCAATTATAAGTGGTTCACTAGGTTTCTTTTTCATTTAAAATATTATCTCCACTATTAATAAATACAATACTATAAAAACAAACATCGCCATTATGTTTATATTATATGGAAAATTTTTCATTGTAATGTATGTAGTTTAACTTCTACTCTCCACGCCGCATTTTCTCCATTCATAGCTAAATTTAAAAGAGCATCTTCTAACATAAGAGCTGAAGTTTCTTTAGCTACATCTAAAGTAACTGGTCTTTGATATTTTTTAGCTTTGCCTACAGCTTCTAAAACATAAGCAGTCCACTGTATAGATTGTCTTCTATGTTTAAAAACTTTATCAAAACTCATCAGACAATTCTCCTTTAACTTCACTTAAACAGCCAGTCTTTAAATCATAATAAAGGTTACAAGCCTTTCCAGTTTCACCTGAAAATCTATTCTTTAATATATTTACTTGAGCAATATTATTATCAGCTTGTAAATTTCTATTCATTCCAATTATTATATCGGATAGTTGAGCAATACTTTGACTACCTCTAAGAGCATTTAATCCTACACTCTTACCATCTTCAAAGCCTTTGTCTCCCTCAGACCTTCTTAAATGACTAACTAATATTAATCCTATACCAGTCTCTTCCACTAATGTTCTTAGTTTAGAAACAGTATAATCAATTAGTTTTCTTTCATCATTAGTATGTTCATCACCAATAGATGATAGAGCCATATGTAAATGGTCTAATATTACAAAGTCTACACCACAAGCCTTAGCTAAATATCTTATTTTTGATAATAGATTATCAGCAAGAGTGCTACCAAAATGATTGTAGAGATAAAATTTCCCGTTACCAACTGTTGCTTTAAAAGTTTTATTGAGTTCCTTCTCATCTGTCCCTTCTCGTGTTAAATGTAAAGGTTTCTTTATAGACACTCCCATAATTCCAAGAGCACTACGTTTAACACTTTCTTCTAGTGCAATATAACCTACGCTAAAATCTTTTTCTAATAAATGTAATGCAACGTGTCTACAAAAAGAACTTTTACCAATTCCTGTCCCTGCTGTAACAGTAACTAATTCTCCTTTTCTCAATCCGTGTGTCTTAGTATTTAAACACTCAAAAGGATAAGGAACTGTTACATAAGTATCTTCTTTTTTAATTTCATTCCATAGGTCTGCACCTAAAACTATTCCATCAGGTCTGTATGCTTTACTAGACCATAAACAATCTATTAATTCTCTAGTCTTACCTGCAACTAACATTTCATTAGCATCTTTTAAAGGAAGACTACATATCTTAGCTTTATTAGGTGAGAATAATTTAGCACATTCAATAGCTCCTTGTTTACCTTGTTCATCTTGGTCAAACATTAACACTACTGAATCAAATCCTTCAAGCCACTCTAGCTCTCTTTGAATATCTTTCTTAGCTCCTTGAGCTCCACTCTTTACACTTACTACTGGAAATTTATTTTGGTTGATATGAGAAACGCTAAGGCAATCTATCTCGCCTTCTGTAATTATTATCATCTTACCTTTATCTCTCCAAAGGTGTTGTCCAAATAAACCTGACTGTCTTGCGTCTCCTAACCATTGAAAAGTTTTGTCAGGGTTTCTTAATTTTTGTGCAACTAAATTTTTATCTTTATCATAGTAATTAGCTATCTGAACTGGTCTTCCAAACCAAGCTCCCATTTGATAATTAAATTTTCTTGCAGTATCTAAATCTATTTTTCTTTTAATTAAAGGTACTGCTGTGCCACTAATAAATTCACTACTTGTTTTTTCTTTTGGTTGTGTCAAATCATTTCCTCTTGTTGTTGTGTTACACGAGAAACAATAAGTGTGTCCATCATCATAAACTGAATTAGCGTCTGACGAACCGCAATTATTGCAGGGCGTGTGATATAAAAAGTTGCTTTCCTGTTTTTCCATAAAAATTTTTCTGTTAAATATTTCCCCTTGAGAGCTTTAGCCTCACAATTCCAATCATTTAAGATTTTCCGTTGAGTATTATATACTCCCTCAAGGGGTACAAACAAACTATCTCAGCAATTCACTTACGTTAAAATGCGGAGATAAGGAGTCAGTCATATCTCTATGACCAACTATCTGAACCTCTTTATAATCTTTTTTTAAATCACGAATTAACTCTAAAAGAGCTTCGTATTGTTTAAAAGTAAAATTACAATCGGGCTTACCATCTATTGTCTGTCCACCGATTAGACAAATACCAATAGAATTTTTATTTGACAATTTAACATTACTATCAACGTGAGCACCTGCGATTTGTATGTCTCTTCCATCTTGCACTTCACCTTTTCTAGTAATAACTTTGTGAAATGCACAAGAGAACAAACCTTCTTTTCTGTGCTGTATGTCAATATCCTTTACGTCAAAATTCTGTGTCGGATTAGTTTCTGAAGAATGAATAACAATATATTTAGTTTCTTTTCTTATATTGCTCATTTATCACTCCATACTTTCTAATAATTTTTTTAAGAGCATTACGACAATGTTGTTCGTCCATAGTATCTACATCAATCCATTCATCTTTTGATTCTGAATAGTATTGCACACTCTCTTGTTTATAAATTACTCTACCTATCATAGCCAATCCTTCGGAACGTGTTTATCGGCATATTCATATCCGTATCTTTCGCACCACATTCCATAAGTTGTTTTTGATTTCTTACTTATCCTAGCTCTTGAATTAGAAAATATAAATCTAATATCTAAATTAGGGTATTGCTCCCTAATCAATTTCATTTTCTGTCTATCTTGAGTAGTAAATAATCCTTTTGTTTCTATAAAAATTTTTTTCTTCGTTAAATGAAAATCAGGCGTATAGGTATGAATCTTTTGAGGCTTAGTATATTTCAACTTAGTCTTTTCAAATTCATACACTACACGATTATCTTTTAGCTCTTTCGCTACAGACTCTTCCAAGCCTGAACGAAATCCGTATCGTATTCCGACTTGTTTAGAAGTCAGCCGAAGTTTCCTGCGATACATTTTCTTCTACTGCTACTGCTTCAGGTTGTTCATAGCCATCTTTAACTTTTTCAAAGCCATAACCTTTAGCATTACTAGAGCCACCTTCAACTAACTTAGTTACTTGAACTGCTCTTAGTCTCATTGACACACCTGCTCCTGCCATAGCTGTGTAATAAGGTATCAATTCTGCTGATACTTTCATTTCACTGCCTGACCAAACATTAGCGTCAATCATAGGTTTCCCTGCACTATCAAATAATGCAACTCTATTAGGTATAACCTTTCCGTCTTTAGCTATAATTTTTGCCTTCGTCTTAAATTTAAAAATGACATTTCCTGATGCTTTACCATCAATCATTTCATCATCATAAGGACGAGGAGCTTCTTTAATAGCTTTTCCTTTAGCCTTCTCTTTAGCAAGAGCAACACTTTTCTTTATCTCAGCATCAATTTGAGCTTTCAATGACTGAGCTTCTTTAGCGTTTATAATAAGATTAGTCTTATAATGACCAGTCTCATCAAAACGAGTATCAGGTGTCGTTAGCCACGCATATTGCGAAACTCCAACTGGTGATACTACCTTGACGTTATTATTCTTCGCCATTTTGTCTCCTCTGTTTTATTGTTCTAAGTACGGGTACTTTAATGCTCTTACGCAAAAAAGAACTTACTTTCCCTCAGTTTATTTATATCTAAATCACCTTTTTGAGGGACTTCAGGTAATTTAGCCTTCAATTTATCAGGTAATTGTTTCTCAACATCTTGCCTGAACTTCTCTAGTATGTCGTGATTAGAAAACATATCAATAAAGGCTTCTCTTATACTTTTATTTAACATTTCTACATCACCCGCAGTTGTACCAAAGCTGTCGTGCACATTACAGAAATTCTTAACTCCGTTTTTATGAGCAAAATTAACAGTCTTAATCATACCTGCGGAATCTACGGAGTGAACTACGTTAGGAGCTACTCCATTTGACATACGCAATTTATCTGTCTTATCAGTCTCAGCATTGATACGGGGTTTTATAACTTCTCCCATAAGCATAGCTTTAACTCTTTTAGACTTCATTTCAGGATAGGATTGATAAACTGGAAATCCTACTGGTGTGACCCAGTGTATAGGTAATTGTTCTTTTGAAACAATCTTAGCTATCTCCTGAAGATACTTCATACCCACTCTAGCTGATTTTAAATTATCCCCTATGCTATCCCAAATGACACTAGCCAAATAAGAAGCAGGTCTAAATAAATCATTAACAAAAGGGTGGTGTTCGCCTTTATCTTGTCTCTTGGTTAAATCTTCTATTACAAAGTCCGTACAAGAGTATCTTGTTGAGCCATAACAAATTGTCATAATACTTCGTTTAGTAGTAGAACGCTTAACTCCATAATCTAACCACTGCTGAGCATAAGGTCTATCTTCTGAAGCGTGTACTTTTAACTTTTCATTAACAGCATTAGCAACTAATTGATAAATGTCTTGAGGTGTATCTGACGGAAGTAAATTAACTAACTTACCCGCAACACTATCTCTTAACATTAAAGAATATAATTGAAGACCATTACAACTCCCA